TATGTAGCAGATACTGCAGGGGATGATGCTTCGCCACCACCTGTAGCTCAAGAAGAAAAACAAAGCGAAGTGTTGTTTTAACCTCCTCCAAAACAACTAGGCTCCCTTCGGGGAGCCACCTTTTAAGGATATAGAATGAAAAATGTAATAGAAAATATGTCTAACCAAGAATACCATATGCGAGATGGTATATCTTCTAGTGCAGTGAAAGCTGTATTTAAGAAATCACTTGCACATTGGAAAGGTGAAAAACGTAATGCAAACAATCCTGCATTTGCAATGGGAAGTGCAGTACATGCCAACCTGTTAGAAAAAGAACGTGATCTAGTAGTAAAAGGTCCAAAGACTAAGTCTAGCATTGCATATAAAAATTTAAAAGCAAATCTTACTGAAGACCAGATACTTCTAACAGAGGTAGAATATAACGTAGCTAACTGTATAACAAAGGGTGCGTTAGAGAATCCAGTCTGTGCGTCTTACCTTAACCATCCAGATAGGTTAAACGAGGTAAGTATTTTTGCAGAAGATCCTATCTCAGGCCTTACTCTTAAAACAAGACCCGACTTAATGATTGAATCAGAACAAACAGTGTTTGATGTTAAGACAACACAGGATGCTAGTCCTAAAGGTTTCTTAAAAGAGTGTGTGAAGTATGGGTATTTTTTACAAGGTGCTCACTATGTTTATACTTGCAAGCTAGCTGGATATAATATAAAGAAGTTTTCTTTTATAGCTTGTGAAAAAACTGCACCGTATGTTTCTCATCTACATATTATGGGTAATGAGATTATGCATTGGGGTATGAAACATTTACATAAAACCTTAGCTACTATTGCAAAGGCAGAAAAACAATCTGATTATGGTACAAACTGGGGTGACTATACAATTATGGAAAAACCATCTTGGTTGTAATGAGTTATGTCAAGAGCAGCTAAAGCTAAAGGTAGAACTGGACAGAATGAAATTAGAGACAAACTATTGGAAACCTTTCCAGAGTTTGAAGAAGATGACATCAAGTCTACAACTATGGGAGACACAGGTGAAGATATTCAACTATCTCCTGCAGCTAGAAAAAAATTACCTATAACTATAGAAGTAAAACGTAGAAAGTCTGGAATGAAAACTGCTTATGACTATATGGAACAAGCTAGTAAACATGGAAAAGGTGAACCAGTAGTGTTCTTTCGAGCTGACAGAAAGTCCTGGATAACAATGATAAGTCTTGAGCACTACCTAGACTTATTAAAGAATTGGAAATAACATGAAAGTAAAAGTATGGGGCGTAATGGAAGGTCCAATATCTGTCGAAGAAGTAGAAGATGATAACATACCTCAAGGATCTAATTATTTTTTAGTATGTAAATCAGAGATAGATGGAGTCATGGGTGAAGATAATTTTTGGTTTGAAGATTTTGAATCTGCTTACGAATGGAAAAAGTATTTTCTTAAAAATATCGAACCATTAGTTGTTGACATGCCTGATACTCCTGAGTATAACTAGGGGTCTTTACTATGGAGTTTGATATATCTTTAAAAATAATAGTTGACCCTGATGCCAACTTTTTAGAAACGTTTGGAGACAATTGTGAAGTCATACAAGATTTATTAATGACAAGTTTGTATGACATAGATGATATTGTAGTAGAAGAGTGTGAGGTAAACCGTGATTAATGAAACTGATATAGAAGCTTTTAAATATTATAACTCTCAGGATATGGATGACTATCAAAAGAATGCTGCTGATACCGCTATCTACAGCAGTAAACATGCTGTTATATATCCTGCACTTGGCCTAGCTGCTGAGGCAGGTGAAGTTGCAAACAAAGTAAAAAAGATCTTACGTGATGGTGACTTTGATCGTAAAGCTATAGCTGATGAGATTGGTGATTGTCTGTGGTACATTGCCGCATTGTGTAGAGATCTAAATGTTAGTATGAATGACATAGCTAAAACTAATCTTAGTAAACTACAAGACAGAAAAAAACGTGGTGTAATATCTGGATCAGGAGACAACAGATGAATAACTATTTACCAACTGACTATCAAGCTTTCATACATACTTCACGGTATGCTCGTTGGCTTGAGAATGAGGGAAGACGAGAGTCTTGGTCAGAAACAGTGGATCGTTACATGGGTAACGTTGTAGGCTATGACATTGATCACGACACTTACAACGAAATAAGAGAGGCTATACTTGGATTAGAAGTCATGCCTTCTATGAGAGCCATGATGACTGCAGGTCCAGCTCTAGAAAGAGATAATACTGCAGGATATAACTGTAGCTATTTACCTGTAGATGATCCAAAGTCCTTCGATGAGGCTATGTTTATCTTGCTCTGTGGTACTGGCGTTGGCTTTAGTGTCGAGCGTCAGTTCATCTCTAAGCTCCCAGAGGTTCCAGAACTCTTCGAGAGTGATACTACCATTGTGGTAAAGGACAGTAAGGAAGGCTGGGCTAAGGCGTTTAGACAACTGCTAGCTCTTCTTTGGGCAGGTGAGATCTCCAAGTGGGATGTCTCTAAAGTTCGTCCTGCAGGTGCAAGACTTAAAACCTTTGGTGGTAGAGCATCTGGCCCTGCACCACTGGTTGACTTATTCAACTTTGCGGTGAGTATATTTAAGGAGGCACAAGGACGTAGGCTATCATCAATTGAATGTCACGATCTGATGTGTAAGATTGGCGAGGTTGTAGTAGTAGGCGGTGTTCGAAGATCTGCAATGATAAGTCTATCTAATTTGTCAGATGACAGAATGCGTCATGCTAAGTCGGGTAACTGGTGGGACAACAATCCACAAAGAGCTTTAGCAAACAACTCTGTTTCTTATACAGAGAAACCAGATAGTGTATCATTCATGCGAGAGTGGTTAGCACTAGTAGAATCAGGAAGTGGAGAACGAGGTGTATTTAATAGGGAAGCATCTAAAAAACAAGCTGCAAAAAATGGGAGACGTGATCCTGACTTTGAGTTTGGCACCAATCCGTGCAGCGAGATTATTCTTAGACCTTATCAATTCTGTAATCTTACAGAGGTTGTTGTACGAGCCACTGATACGATTGAAGACTTGGAGCGAAAGGTCAGATGTGCCACAATACTTGGGACGATCCAAAGCACGTTCACAAAATTCCCATATCTGCGAAAGGTGTGGCAGCGAAATACCGAAGAAGAACGACTGCTCGGTGTGTCTCTCACAGGGATAATGGATAACCAACTACTAACACTTAAAAACAAAGGATTGGAGAATACTCTTGAACATTTACGAAAAGTTGCTATTTCTACTAATACTGATTGGGCTGACCGCCTTGGCATTACACCAAGCGCAGCAATCACGTGTGTCAAACCATCAGGCACAGTATCACAATTGGTTGACTCTGCCTCTGGAATCCATGCACGTCATTCATATCATTACATTAGAACCGTCAGAGGAGATAACAAAGATCCACTCACACAGTTTATGAAAGATCAAGGCATTCCAAGTGAAGCTGACTTTATGAAACCAGATCAAACAACTGTGTTCTCATTTCCAGTTAAAGCTCCCCAAGGAGCAGTTGTCACTGACAATGTCTCAGCTATTCAACAATTAAAAACTTGGTTAGTGTATCAAAGACATTGGTGTGAACATAAACCTAGCGTAACAATTAATGTAAGAAAGGATGAATGGTTTGAAGTGGGTGCATTTGTTTACGAGCATTTTGATGAGATGTCTGGAGTAAGTTTCTTACCTTACAACGAACACACTTATCAGCAAGCTCCATACCAGAGTTGCACAAAAGACGATTATAAAAAATTATCAAAAATAATGCCAAAAAGTATTGACTGGGCAAAGCTTTCAGAGTATGAAAAAGAAGATACTACTGCAAGCAGCCAAACTCTTGCTTGTACTGGTGACGTTTGTGAAATAGTAGACATAGGAGCATAATATGCAAGTTCACGTTAGACCTTTTAGAAAAGATATTTATGATCTGGTAGATGAGCCATCAAAGAAAACTCTGTCAGATTATCTGATATCAAAAGGACACACTATTGTTAAGGACAAAGAAACTTTTGATGCTGATATAGTTTCTACGAAAGATGGGTTTACCTATTTTAATGAAGTAGAAGTTAAGTCATCTTGGAAAGATGAATGGCCTGAGCATTGGGCTGAGATTAGAATCCCAGGAAGAAAAAGGAGACTCGTAGAAAAATATAAAGATCAAAATGGAGTGTTAAACTTTTACGTCTTAAATAAATTTATGGACAAAGCATGGCGTATAAAGGATACTCTTATGACAGATGATACACTCAAGGTTGCTGTCGGCAGGAGAATCCCAAAGGGTGAAACATTCTTTCACATTCCATACCAAGAAGCGGAGTTAATAAACTTATGATAAATTTTGATGATGCGATAGCAGAGTTATCTAAAGATACTGTAACTATAACTGACGATAGTCCTACAACACTGACTATGGGTAATGACTATGATCCAGTAAAAAAGCCTCAACACTATGGTCAAGGCACAATAGAATGTATTAAGTATATAGAAGACTTCTTGACAGATGAAGAGCTAACAGGTTACTATAGAGGTAATATTGCAAAGTATCTCCACAGATGGCGATATAAAAATGGTGTACAAGATTTGGAGAAAGCACAATGGTATCTAAGCGCACTAGTACAACTACAAAAGCGAAAGTAGCCAAGCCGTTTAATCAAGGCTACAGAGGTTTCTTAGTAGGAAACCTAACTAATCCCTATCCTCAAAATACAAAAGATCATAGGGACTGGGAGTTTGGCTTTAACAAAGCCTACTTCAAAAACAAGGAGCAAGTACTTGACAAAGAGTCTCGAAGAAGAAGCTAAAAAGTTTGCTCAACAAAAACGTAAACCTGCTAAGGTAAAAGAATTAACACCTCGTTTATACTTAGCAGGTCAAGCTATGGGTGGTTTTATCTCATCAGGTAGACAGACTTGGAGAATGCAAGAAATTAAGAAAGCATCTTTTGATTGGGCAGACTATATGTTAGAAGATGATACATAAAAAAGAGGGGGCGTTTAGCCCCCTTTTGTTTTAGTCTAAGTCTAGATCTCCATAGAATATATCATCGTAGCTATCAACTAGACTTTGTATTCGTAACAGTTGTTGGAGACCATCCTCCTCTTTTAATAAGTCCTCTATACTACCTTCGATACCTAGAAACTTCATGACGTTTCTAACTTCTTTTTTATTTTTACCTGAAAGAGTTCTTAAAACATTTATACTTTTAGGCATACCTGTTTTTACAATGTCGGTTACATCTTGTTTAACTTTTGTAGATATTGTATCTAATATCTTTTGTTTATCTTTTAACGGTAATCTAAAATAATCTGGATTCTTTTTTAAATACTCTAAAGCTCTTGTCTCAAAGAACGGAGCTGCCAATGCGTCCATTTTATTTTTAATCTCTGCAGGTCCATCAAAACGTATTGACTTCCAGTACGGTCTACCTGCAGCATTCATCATCTTCTCTATTAGATTAGGAACTTGAAGTGTTCTATTTCCAAGTATTTGTTTTCCTATATCTGGGACAAACTGTCTACCTCTTGTTGGAGTAGCACGTCTTGGCATACCCTCTTTTGTATTACCAAGTACATTATCAATATAACGAAGCATTTGATTCTGAGTTTCTGCACCCTGTCTTCTATCAGGATTTAGATTAACATCAGATACCATACCCCAAACTTGATTGATAGGATCTAGTGGTCTTGTTGCACCTTGAGTAATTCTAGCTGTGGCCCCACCAAACATATCTTCTAAAGGTTGAAAATTACCTTCTAGAGCTTGTTCACTTGCGTAAACAATAGTTTGACCCGTAGCATCTAGATCTCTTACAGCTTGTCCACCAACTTGAACTGCTAATTCTTTCCAAAGATCTGTAGGAACTTCACTCCATTCCCAATTATTATCTACACCTAAGCCATGTGCACCTATCTGAGATAAGAGTCTCATAGTTGAGACAGGCCAATCATATTTTCTATCTTGAATACTACCATCAGGTTGCATATCTTGGTTGTAAGCTAGGTTGTTTTCTATTCTATCTTTAGCACCACCTGTTACATAAATACCTGTTGCAATTAGAGACCAACCTGCTGCCATTTTACCTAGTGCCTCTGCACCCTCACGAGTTGCAAAGTCTAACTCTTGACCTGTCATCTTTTTAACTGCAAACCTCATGGCATTTATACCAATTAAGTCAGCCATGGTTGCTACTGTAGTATTTAAGAAGCTACCAAAAGGTACTATAAAACCCAAAGGAGTTTTGTTTGTAAATGCTTCAACACTCTTTGCCCAAGTTCTAGCAGAGATTAAAGATTCTTTTCCTGGAAGTGTGGACCAATTGACAGAAGCTGTTTCTCTTAGTGTACGAAACACTGCTTTATCTAAAACATTTTTTTGAAATCTATCAGATGACATTTCAAGTGCAGTGTCAGCAGCTTTAGCAGGATCAAAAAACTTCTCAAATGTCATGCCATATTCACGCATGATTGCCTGATTTAGGTTCGTACCAAAAGACCATATCTTAGTTAGCTCATCTTGTAGCCTAACCATGGTTAATGTTTGAGCACCTTTGGTTACAGCATCAATGCCTCTAAACGCTAGCATCTCTGCTTCTTCTGATCCTTCAAGAACACTGCCTGGTTTACGTTTAATCTTATCTAAATTAAAATCAGATAAAGCATCACGCACACCACCATCACCAGAAACATCTCTAAATAATTTTGAAGCAACCTCTGGATTTAAGGAAAGTATTTTGTCAGCGTACTCCATAGATATGTCTGGAGATAATACATCAACTCCTCTACGGATAGCACCAACTGCAGAGCCATAGGATCTATTCATAAATTTTTCTGCAGACTCTATATCACCTGCACGTTTAGCTAAACGTGCTTGACCAAGATTAACAGCAGCTGTAAAAAAATCTGCAAGACTGTTAATACTTACAAGCTGTGTAAAACCTTTTACGTTTGCACCAGTTGTAGCTAAGTGAGATGTAAGAAGTCTTTTATAAACAGACATGGTATATTGTAATCGTTTAGGTTCATCAGCTAGTTTAGCATTACCACCTGCGATTGCTACAGCATCTTTAATATCTACTCCAGCTTTTTCTAAACGACTAAGGTGAGATGGTAGCCACAAGCTTTCACCTGCAAGACTTGCTTGACGTGCAAAGTGTGAGGCAAGACTTACTGGTGTAACGTTATCTCCAGTTATAACAATACCGTCCTCATCCATAAACCTTAGTTTATATCCAGTATCTTTCTCAAACTTTTTAACTATCTGTTTAACTTTAGGTACTGAAAGAAATTTAATACTTTGACCAAATACACCTGATATGCCAATGCTTCTACCAGTCTTTTTATTTACTTCTTCTAACATAGATTCGTGAACAACAAACCCTGCTTCTTTTAAAGCTTGATAATAACCTTTTGTTTTACCATCTGGATTTCCTAAAAAGAAGTATTGAAAGAAAGCATTTGTCACTTCGTCATCTGTATATTTTTCACCACGAACTGCAACACGTTCTTTTGCCTTTTCTCTAAACTTAGGCCAAGCTAAAAAATCTTTTGTATTGCCTTTTATTAAACCAAAGTTCTCGTCAACGGAATCAATGAGAACTTTCTTTTTAACTCGTTTACGAAGTGCTTTCTTAGCATCTTCTAAACTTATTTTAAGAACGTTCTCATCGAACTCTTTATATGCTAAAAACTGTGGTGCTATCTCACTTTTACGAAACTCTTTGATAGATGCACCTACTGTTTTTAATGTAGGTATAACAACAAGAGCACCTGCCGATGCAATCGCTGTTTGAGCAGCTGAATATTCTTTCTGAACACCTACATCAATAAGTTGGGTTTGATACAATACATCTACACCTGCACCTATTATAGCATCTGCTGTGGCATATGGTAGAGTAGTGGCAACTGCTTTGCCTACACTGGCTAGAGCTGTCTGTTTACCTACACCTCTTTTAACCTGTTCTTGATAAGCCTTGACCATAAGGTTACGTGCTACTGCACCGCTTGCTTTAGTTGCACCAAAACCAAATAGTTTACCTAAACCTAAAGAAAGTATTGTTGATGGGTCATAAACAGCAGACTTACTGTAGTCCCAAATAGCATCACCCATCTCTGACCAAGAACCTTCGCCTGTAAAAGCATTGTCCATTTGGTCGAATAAAAGATAACCTGCCCCAAGTTTTACCTTAGTATTATCATCTGATGACATACCATAGGCTATCTCGTTACCTGTCGTAACTGTCTGACCCCCAGCAAAAGATCTTTGATAGTTCTGCCAGACCTCAAAAACTTTATTGTCACTCATCTCACGGTAGTCTTGAGAAGATAATCCACCTATGGCACCACCTGCTAAACCAGTGACACCACGTCTAGCTTTAGTGAGCACACCACTTGGAGTAAATCTAGCTTCTAAACTAGAACGAATAACTTCCATGAGACGATCATCATTTAAGATGTCTTCTTTAGTTAGCTTACGACCATAGTCTGCAAAAATTTTTTCTAGATCAACATAGGAAGAGTTGTCAATACCTTGAGGAACTATGGGAGACTGAGTAGTAACTCTGTCTAGTTCAATAGGTTCTTCAAAGTCTCCTTCTGTAACTATAGGTGGTTCAAAATTTTTATCACCTATAGTTATTGGATCTTCAAATTGCTCTGCCATTTAGCCACCAATTCTAATTTTCTTACCAGTCTGCCCATTAATTACAACATCGCCTTCTTTTAATATTCCAGCTGCAGCTAAACTTTCAGCAACTGCTCTATTAGGAACAGTAATATCTTTACTAGAGGCATTTAATAGTGCAGGATTAAGATAAGCATCTTCATACTTAGGATAGAGTTGTTGTAATGTTCTAGTATAAGCTGTTCCATATAAACCTGCTATTGGCACTACGTTATCATCTTCAAAAGATTTTACAGCAGTTTCAATTTCAACTTTTCTGTCAGTCAACCAAGCACGTTCAGCTATCTGATCTGTTGTAAGATTACCACCTTCATCTAAAGAATTAAACTCAGCTATTTTATTCATAACCATATTTAATTCATCTTGAGCACGAGTTAGATTACCTGCAATTGCTCTCTTCTCAAACCTATCTAGATCTTCTAAAGATGGTCTCTCCACAAAAACAGGTTCAGGAAAGAACACAGCTCCAGGATCTTTTGACTGTGACTTTAAGAGATCCTTATACAATGAATCCATCTCACGACCAATAAAGTCTTCTAGCCTAGAAAAATCTATTTCCCTTGTAGCTGACTGAGTTATCACAGCATCTTCAATTATACCTGATACAACATCTTCAGGTAAAATTAATCCTTCACCTCCATATTTTAATTTCTGTTTCTCTAATATATTTAATAATCTAGGTGCCGCTGTTTTATCACCACTAGCTAAGATAGGCGCAAGTGCTTCTTCACTAACATTGTATGTTTTCATCAATGCAGCGACAGCTGTCCTAGAAGATGTACCTGTATCTTTACCTTTTTTAGAGGGAGCTAAAAAGTTACTACCATACTTCATCTCTAACTCAAAAGCTAGAGCTTCTCGCTCATCTTGTTTTTTCTTTTCTACAGCCCGAGCTGCATCTACATCTTCTAAATAATTAAGTATTCCTCTAGCAACACCCATAGTTACATCCTCGCCATTAGACCAGTTTGAACTGGTTCTTGTTCTTCTATCTCAGGCTCTGGTTCTGGTTCTTCCATAGGCTCTGGAACAAAAGAGTCTGGGCTAGGAGCATCTTCTTCTTTTATTTGTTTTAACATTTCTTTTGCCCTAGCTACATCACGCCTGTAAGACAATGCTTTCTTACCCTCTTCGTTTTCAAAACCCTCGTCATACTCTACTCCAGATGCATCAGCAAAACCCTTTATATGTTCGTGTAATACAGGTGCGATGATAAGACTTACATCAATACTATGTATACCTTCCATTACAGCACCACGAAGTATACCTTGAACTAGTGTTACCAGATCTACACCAAACTCTAAAAAGTATAGTGCATCTTCCATTGCACCTTCTCTAGCAAGATTATCCATGTGTGCATCTAAAGCTTCGATAGGATCAGTTATCTCTGGAGGTCTTTCAAAAGCTTGGCTCTTTGGTTCTGCAGTCAATGACTGGCCTGGTATAGGTCTTTCAAACATTAACATTATTTAAGACTCCTGTCCTCTTTGTACCTTTGTAAAATATCTTTTGCAGCATCAATTCTTCTATCTTTACGTGCTGTTTCTTCTTTAGGTCTAAAAAAGACATCAGATATTATTTCTGTTGCCTCTTCTATATCAACTACATTTTCTCCAGATCTTGCAACTTGACCTCGTAAAGTCTTTAAAACTTTTTTCTCTGTTGAATTTAATTCTTTCTTTAAATACCCATAGTTTGCACCATAATCGTCTGCACTTAAATTACCCTGTTGTCTAAGATATTCCTCAAAAGTAACTCTTCTTGATGCTGTCCATTGAGCAAATCCTAAACCACCTCTTCCTACTTTTGGATCAATCTCTTGAAAGGCAGTAAACCCACCAGTTTCATACCAAAGGTTTCCAACAAAAGCTGCAGCTTGTTCTGTAGTTAAATTATAATCTTTCCTCAAATCATCCATTAATTTAAAAGAAGTTTCATAGGCTGAGTCTACAGTTATACCAGATGTTTTAGAAATCTCAGTTGGTTTTTTAATTGGTGGATCTGTCCTTACTAGCTCTCCAGTTACAGGATCTTTTTCAACACCAAATTCTTTCATCCTCTCCGCCATAGTTTTATTTTCTTTTTTAACTTTATCCATACTATCTAAAATTCTTTTTTGTAGAGATGGTTTATCCTCCTCATCTTTTACATACTTTTCAGTATCTAATTTTGTACCAAGACCTCTAGTAGTTCTAGAAGATCTAAGAGATTCTAAACCTGCAGTGCCACCCATTTGTAGAGCATCAATCATACTTGTGTAATTAATTTTATAATTTAATTCAGACATATTTTATTCCTTAACCTATAACGCTCCTAGTACTCCACCAAGAATACCTGTTGGACTTGAGCCAAATAAGAATCTCATGGCAAGCTGTGTATTTTCTGTTTTCTTAACATTGTTAAGTTTTTCTCTAGCTATCTCAAGTTCTTTATCACCCATTATAATTTGTAATGCCCTATCCATTGCAGACTGATCAGCAGTAAATGCAAACGACATAATGTCTCGTTCACGTTGCCATATCTCATCTAAGTTTTTCATGGACATAGCATTTATAGTTTTAGCAAAGTCCATGTTTGCTTGATTCTCTGCTGCAGTATTAACTGTTGCTAGATTCTGTCTCCACTGTGCGTTAGCTTGAGCAATGACTAAACCATTTTGTGCATTAAACAGATCACGTTGTTGTTGTACCTCTGAGTTAAACTGACGCATGGCATTGGTAGCATTTACATCAAACTGATTCATGGCATTCTGTTGGGCTGCATTAAACTGTGATGCTTGGGCAGAAAGATTAGCAAAGAACTGGTTAGTTTGATTTTCACTTGTAGCGTTAAATTGTTCTGCAGCATTTCTTGCAGCTTGATCTGTAAACAAAGCTTGTATGTTTTGTTGAGTCTTAAACAACTCAGTTTGCTGTGTATTTGCAAGGTTTGTCATATCCATTTGCAAAAAGTTTTGAGCATTTTGTACAGCAGTTTGTTGTCTATTTGATAAATTTGCTATGTCAAGTTGAGATAAAGCAGCAGCCTCTGCCATTACTATGGCTTGGCTATTAGATAGATTAGATAACTCCATTGTGTTAAGAGCACGAGAATCCTCTAATGCTATCTGTTGTTCAGCTGTAAAGTTTCTATTAGCTATGTCAGCTAGACGAGAAGCATTTTGCACACGAGCTTGAAATGCTTGATCAAACTCTTGACCTATAAATGCAGCACGTTGTTGTGCAGCAAGCATTGCACGTTGTTGTCTGTTAGATAAGTTCTGTGCTTCAAACTGAGCCATTACCTGTGCATCCATTTGTGCAATTGGTAACGCAGATTCCATAGCTGCCTGTACAATAGCTTGTCCTGCTATCGAAGATGCACCTAAACCTCTAGAAATCATAGCACTGGTTGCAGCTCTCATGGCTCCAGCAGCCCAAGAGGGTGTAGCACCACTCTCGAACTGAGCCATCAATCCCTCTAACTGACCTTGAACTGTGGCTTGTTTAGTAGGTGTAGCTTCAGCATGTTGCCTTGCTTCAGTAAATGCAGCCGCAGTTTGAGCATTAGCAGCACCAGATATTATTTCACTTTCACCAGTTACAGGATCTGTTTTTATTTTTCTAGCTTCTGGACTGTCTATTTGTATTGCTGTTCCTTGAGCTTCTTTTACATTAGAAACAGCACTAGTTGTTTGTTGTTCTACAGGAATTATTGCACCAGGTCTTATAGCTCCTTGAGCAGCAGTTAATTTAGCAGCCTCTGTAGCCACATCTGTAGCAGCAGTATCAGCAGTCATAGTTCCAGCAGTCATTGCTGTAGGTGTAGGCATTTGCTGTACTGATCCCACTGTAGCAGCAGGAGTTGTAGGAGCTGTCGCAGTTGCCTGACCTGCAGTAGATGGAATAGTTTGACCTGCTTGAGGTGTGATCTGGCTTACAGTAGCAGGGGCAGGTTTCATAGTTTGAACAATAAGATCTTGCTGCATCTTTTGAAAGTCTTCAAGAGATGTTCCAGCAGTGCCTGCTTGAGCACCTACACGCATACCACTCATACTCATCATGGCTTGTCTGTATTTACCCATACGTGCAGCTGCTGCAGGATTAGCTTGTAAAAAATTATCAAGCTGTTGAGGTGGTCCTTCAAAGCCTAAGAACTTTCTTGCAAGTCTTATATCTGGTGAATTTTCTGAAATTGCCATGTCTATTCCCTTACTTACCCATTGTCATCCACACTGCACCTGCAATAAATGTTAGCAGTGCGACAGTGGTTACTTTAACTATTGTTGACCAAACAGATTTACGTGTGTCTCTCCAAGCCTCTAGAAGACTACGCATCTCTATGATATCTTTAGCTGCATCATCATCAAGTAACCCAATAGAACGCAGTGCCTCTTTAGCACCACGTCTAGCTGCGTTGTCTAGCATCTCTTCTAGATCTTCAGGGGTTAGTTTGATGTCACTCATTTACGTTCTCTAGTGAGTTAGATAGCATACTTATAAATGCTTCTCGGCCTACGTTAAGTTGATCAACGTTAAACTTAGCACTTTTTAATTTACGGTCTAAGTCTTGTATGTGATTCAACATACTCTTCTGTTGATCTGTTAAGTCTTCTGCAAAATATTCTTTATTATTAACAATTACTGGGGTCTTTTTATCTTTTCCCATTTTAGTTCTCCTTTGTATTATCCTCCAATTGAGGTGTGTTTGTTAAAGATGTTTTATCTAGTATGTTAAATCCACGACTGTTAGCAAAGTCACCTGGGCAGTGTGCCCACTTGTCTGCACAAGCCTCTAGCCACTGTACTGTGTGATGATGCTCTGGTGCTTTACCTTCTTGTACTATCTTGTTCTCCCACTCTAGGTAAGCAAATACTTCAGCCTGTGCCTGTGCTGCGTTGATACCCAAGTCAAACAAGTAGATCATGTTACCTTCATCAATGACACCACCTCTAGGTCTCGCACTGTTGAGTGCTTGTTTCATGCAGGTCATAATGTGGTACTTGATTTCTTCTAGCTCGTAGTCTTCTTCTGTTAGTTCCTCTTTACCTATTTTCTCCATCAAATTGTCGTACTGATTTGTAAAGAAGTTTAACTTACGAACTGCACCTTCGACATAACCACGAGAGCTTGCAGCCTGTGCTTGCTTCTCTGTTATCTTAATCTCTAGCATCTCCCGTTCTAAATCGTCAGTCTCTTCTAGTAGCTTACGTTCTAACTTCTTTAGTTTTACTTCATCCTTCTTCATTTTAAAGTAAGACTCTTGTAGTGCAGATTTAGTTTTTTCTATCTCAGCCAGACTGTGTTTGATAGAACGTATGGGTGTGATAGCTGTAACGTCCAGTGTTACACTCATCATCTGTGAGTGAGACTTGTAGAAGTTGCTTGATGCCTGTCGTATAGCAGGAGCATGTTCTTTTATATTAGCCAACATAGATTTGTATTCAGGCTTTGACATTGGTAGCTGAATGTCTATGTCTTGTGTGACCAGTTGTGTCTGATCCTCGTTATAAGTTTTTGATAAGTCTTTTAACATTTTAATCCTTTGTTGTTATTTTTTTACTATGCTATTGCGTAGAAGATGTATGAGCCACCTGATGCATTTGTATTAAAATTATCAACTGGTATAATAAACCCAGAAGAATGTGGGTCTATATAATCATATCCTGTAACCTCTGCTGCATTTGAGTTTAAAGCTAATTCAGGGTCATTACCTGCAACAATACCTCGTACTGTATCATAAACTTTCCAATCAGCCGCTTGATCTGTCCTTTTGATTAAAACAAACCTAGCACCAGTACCGCCACTAAAACCACAATCAATAGTCTGACTGCCACCATTCCCAGAGTAGCTTCCCACCTTCGATACACCTGTTACGGTAGCAAAAAGGTAGGCCATGAATGTTCCGCCAGAGTTGTTAGTAAAACCTTGACTACCTACTGAAAACTGTGTTGCAGTAGGATCAGTGGTAGTAAAAACATTACTATTTGAGCCTTCTGCATCGCTAGTGTTAATACTTAAATAGTATCCAGAGGTAAGATCTTTATGCCAAACTCCCCAAGAGCCTCCTGAATCTCTTCTTTTAACCCAAATCATCTCAGGCACTGCACCAAGGTTATGACTTACGGTTCTTGCACTTCCTGTGCCTGAGTAAGCAACCATGTCAAAATAACCTCTAGCTCTTTTCCAAGTCCAACTAATCATGGTTGTATCTTGAGCAGAAGCAACTTCTCTAAAACCTGCCATATTATCCCAAAAATTACCCGAAACAGATGCTTCTGCTGGATTACTATTAGTAATAAAATACTTATTGTTTCGCAATCTATCGTAAACAGTAGCATTAAAACTACTACCGCTTCTATAACCTTGCATATTAAGATCAGCAGGTTCGCCTATATAACCTATAAGTTGTGCTGAACTACCGCCAGTAGCACCATTAACATCATATGTGTAAGTGTAATTAACACCAAACACATCAGACGCTGAAGTTGGGGTTTGCATACCACCACGTCTTATTGCCATAAAGATGTAGGTGTGATTGTTACCGTTTACTTTATTATCTGTTGAGTTAAGCTTAAAACCTGTCGGGGTAAATGAAACAAACTCTGTGCCTGATGACTCAGCATCACTTAAATTAGCTTGTAGTAAAGAATCATTACCACCAACAACAGTGCCTCGAATAGCATCGAATATATGCCAATCTCTTGCTACCGAAGTAGCCTTTATCATTAACCATTGCGGTTCAAATCCAAGGTTTACTTCTGTGCCATCCGTAGAACCATTACCAGTGTAACCCCCACACTTAATAATATTAGAATCTCCAGCCTCACCAAAGTCACCTACTTCTGATGCATCAGGTTTAAGACCAAGTTCCCATTCACTTATAGACACTCCTGATGCAGATGAAGCTGTAATTTCAAGCCTGTAGTATCTATAAGCTGTTGTATTACTAAAAGTGAACTCTTTAAAAGAACCTGCCGCAAATCCACTAATACTTGAAAAACTTGCTAAACTTGTCCAAGAAGAACCATCATTAGAACCATATGCAGTAAAAGCTGTTGGTGTATTATATACTGAACCACCTTGATCTCCTTGGGGAGCAATATAATATGCGTTTGCAACAACGGCTGAACCATAGTCAACGGAAATGTCCATGTCAGCATTGGAAACATATCCTATACTGTTTGCATTATTTGTTTCAGCAACTCCATCATTTATTTCTGTAATTGGATAACTACCATCAAAAGCACTTCCTAAGTTTGATAAGGTTTTACCTTGTAGTGATGTTTGCACAGAGTCTGTTGAGTCAGCATTGTGTGCGAATAGGTAGGCTATGTATGAGCCACTAGAGGCGTTAGTGCCACTGTCAGGACCAACGTAAAACTCTGTTGAAGTTGGTGCAGATGCAAAAGCCCCTGAGCCGACAGCTACTGCATTAGTAAGGTTTAAGAATAAACGATTTCCTGCATTAAAAGAAACCCCTCTATGGTACACTTCCCAACCTTCAGTTGATGTGCCATCATAACGCTTTACAATTATCATGCCAGGAACTGACCCAAGACTATGACTTATCGTTTGGCTAGAACTTCCATTCCCTGTATACGTCACAATATCAAAAAATTTAGGCTGCTTCCTAAAGGTCCAAGAGACATAATCTTCGCCATTATCATTAGCATAATTTACACTGTCGCCATTTGCAGTAAAACCTGTTGATACAAAATTTGTTATCAGTGATTGGTTTATTTGTGCATCATTTGTGTCTGATCTTAAATACTGGACACCTCGCTCACTATCAGTTAAAATGTGACTAGCTGATAAAGACCTATGTTTTACCCAAACCAGCCCACCTTTGGTTAGATCAATGTTGTTTGTAATCGTTTGTGCAGAAGAGCCTGTACCAGTATACAAATGAGTCTGAAACAAACCATCAACAAAAGCAGCAGGGTTAAGGTTAGCTGCGTTAGGCCAGTTACCACCTTTGATAAGATCTAGTGCTTCATTAATATCCCACACACCTGATGCTTTGCTATCTTTAAAGTTACCATCAGGTACTACTGGAGTAGCAGATATAACGTTAGCTGTATAATCTCTAGTTGACACTATGCAATCCCTCCATGACTATCTCCACCACATGTCGTAGCCCTTCGGCCTTGTGTCAGATCGCCAAAATCTTGTGCATTACCTGTACTTGCTATTGTAATGTAATCAATATTATTTCTATTAGTGCTACTAGTTTCCCCACCTCCATAAACTGCACGAGTACTATTACTAGTTCCACCTGCACCCTGAAGCGCCTCAGTTAAATCGCCAAAGTCAGTAGCGTTACCTGTTGAAGCTATTGTTACATAATCTATTATATTAAATTTTGAGCTATGTTCTCCCCCTGCCATGCAAGCTCTTGTGTTAGAACCTGCACACGCAGGGGAGTATCTCGACTGTGTAAGATTACCAAAGTCTGTAGAGTTTCCTGTTGTACCAATCGTAATGTATTCTATAACGTCACTCTCATTTCCTCCACATCTTAGCCCTCTTGTTGGAGACGCACAAGCACCATGATTACGAACAGTAGTTTGCGTATCACCAAAATCTGTAGCATTACCTGTACTTGCAATGGTTACATAATCAATTGTATTGTCTGTACCTGACTGTTGATCTCCATTAAATGTGACGGCTCTTGTACTATTAGAACAACCTGCTTGACCATACCTACCAACAGTTAAATCTCCAAAATCAGTAGCATTACCAGTGCTAGCTATTGTCACATAATCAAGCGTTGTAGCATAAGTAACACTAACTTCTATACCTGACCCCAAAATACATCTTGTGCTTGATGACATAAGAGAGGGGGAACATTGTCTTGCTACAGTAAGATCACCAAAGTCTGTAGCATTACCTGTGCTTGCAATACTTACGTAGTCTATAGTATTTACCCTAGATCCTGTAGAACCTGCACCAAAAATACCTCTTCCAAGAGCAGGTGATATTGAACTACTTGCAGAACTAGAACCACCAAAACCAGTAGAGTTTTGTGCTTGTACAGTAAAAGTATATGCTGTTCCGTTTGTAAGACCAGTGACAGTTATAGGTGATGATGAACCAGTTGCTGTTTCTCCTTCACTAGAAGTTACTTTAAATCCTGTAATAGTTCCTGGTACACCTGCAAAGGTGGGTGCAGTAAAAGTTACAGTTGCTTGTGCATTTCCTGCTGTAGCACTTACACTTGTAGGAACACCTGGAGGCATAAGCCAGTTAGTATCTCCTATGGCTTGTAGATGTGCAGATAGTGACCATACGCCATTACGGTTAGACATTATTTATTATTCCTTTATGTTATGCGATTGCGTAGAAGACGTATGTCTGACCCTGAGTATCACCCCCTACATGTACTGAACCTGGGTTAACTATAAAGCCTGACGAATGTGGTTCTATATCAACATAAGCATCTGAGTCTTCTGTATATGTTTGATTTAATCTATAATGTGGATCGCTGTTAGTTGTTATCCCTCTTGTTGAATCAAAAATTACCCAGTCTCCTGCACCATCTGAGCGTTTAATAAACACAAATCTAGCACCATTGGTAAATCCACAATCAATAGTTTGATTTGTACCATTGCCAGTGGCATCTATCGTTGATGTATAGCTTCCTACCTTAGACACACCTGCTACTGTTGCAAAAAGGTAGGCTACGTATTCTCCGCTTGAGTTATTAACAGCGTTGTTAGTACCCACACTAAACACACTACTTGTCGGTGCTGTATTATTCCAAGGTCCAGATGATTGATCAGGGCCTTGTGGATCATGTAGATAGAACACATATTGCTCTGGATTAGTGCCACCATTTAAACCTTTATGATATACCATCCAAGAACCTGTTGTATCATAACGTTTTATCCACATCATTTCAGGTGCAGCACCAAGGTTATGGGTTACAGTTCTATTGCTTCCTGTGCCTGAGTAAGCGACTATGTCAAAATAGCCTTTAGCTCTTTTCCAACAAAGATTAAGATAATTTTTAGTATTAGTGTCTCTATAGTCTTGTACTTCTATTGCATTAGTATGATCTAACTGCAAACCTTGACTTGGATAACTAGCTTGACCCCCAGTACCACTTGTATACATTTCCTTACCACTACCTCTTACCCTATCGTTGATAGAAGGTGAGTCACCAGAAATATTCCTACTTAGGTTTATAACCATGTCAGGAGTTATATTTAAGCTGTACTTTCTTGTGCTTCCATCTCCAGTATAAGTGTGCGCTTGAAACACACTAGTTCCTGCAGTAGGGGTACTTTGATCAGGTCTACGTATTGCTACGTAGATACACGTATCTCCAGATTGACCAAAAGCACTACTACCATTATTATTTATTGTAAAACCAGTAGCAGTTGGAACTACCCTATTAGTAGCAGAACCTGCTGCTGCGGAAATTTCATTTGCTAACAGATATTCCCAATCACCATGTGCCATACCTCTCATTGAATCTTGTATAAACCATCCCTCTGACCTAGTAGCATTTTTAACCATTATCCACTGAGGCTCAAAACCAAGATTAACATTAACCGCACCAGTACCTACACCAGTAAAACTCCCACACTTGATAATATCTTCACCGTCAGGTCCGAAACCCCCATCATTATTATTATGTGCAAATAGGTAGGCTACGTAGGACTCTCCATTACTATTAACATAAGTGCTATCGCCTACAGTAAATACAGAAGAAGTAGGAGCAGTATCATTCCATTGACCTACATCATCTGATCTTGCTCCTGTAGTTTCTAATCTCATATAATAATCTTCTGGTGCTGAAGAATCCATTCCTCTGTGATAAACAGACCAAGATCTAGCTTCTCCTGCTTGATATTGTTTTATCATAATCATCCCTGGGATAGAACCTAAGTTATGACTGATTGTTCTACCTGCAGTACCATTTCCAGTATACGTAACTATATCAAAATATTTAGCCTGTTTCCTCCATGTCCAAGAAACTTTATCATTGCTAGAACCGTTTTCTGCACCTAATGACCCTAATGTAAAACCACTAGAAGTAAATCCAGTTAAACCAGTGCTTCTAGTATCTTCAGCGTTAGTAAGATTTGAAAATAAACCTTTATAAGCGCCACGCTCAGTGTCATAAAGTATATTTGAGTTAGAGCTACTATCTCTATCTTTAATCCAAACTAAACCACCTTTACCACTTAGATTAATGTCGTTGGTAATTGTTCGTGTAGAGCTATTTCCAGTATATAAATGAGTGCTAAACAAACTACTAATAACTTCTGCAAGAGGGGTAAAACTAGCACTAGCTGCACTAGCAGCAGATGTACCATGAGAATTTTTAGCATACACTCTAGCTGTGTAAGATGTACCGTTAGTTAAACCAGTAATAGTTATAGGTGATGAAGTACCTGTAGCTCCGATACCATCATTAGTTGTAGCAACAAATTCTGTTGTAGCAGTTGTTCCTGCAGCACCTGCAGTAAATGCTATATCTGCCTGTGCTGAACCTGCACTAGGTGTACCAATAGTTGGTGCATCAGGTGCATCCAAACCATCATGGCCTATAAAACCACCGTTGTATCTGGGCATTATTAATTACCTTTAGTCTACTAGAAGTTCGTAACTAACCAAGTATGTTAGATCACTGTTAGCAGAAGCTGTAACAGCAAGTAAATCTGTTTCGTCTAAATAAAATCCGTTGTCTTTACCTACAACAACTAATGTTGCATCAGCAGGTACAGATATTGTGTTAGCTATCTTAACATAGTTTGATCCGTTATCTACACTTACCTCAACGGTAATGTCAGCAGCATTTGTACCATCTATGTTTGATATCATTAACGTGTTTATCTTTGCACAGTTTTCTGCAGGTACATCAACAATGTCTGCTCTACTTGTTGTCACTGCACCAACTGCCACCTTTGGTGTAATAGTTGCTACATTAATTATATTTGGAGTTGCCATTTACCTTTTCCTTTTTATCCAAATACTATTGCCATAGCAATAGCAAATCCTTTAGTGGCAGCACTACCTGCTGCATAAGTTTTTACATCTGATGCTGGAATAGTTTTCATTGTTCCATTATCGTTAACTATAAAACCATCAGCGTCTGCTAGTGTTATTGAACTACCAACAGAAGTACCACCATCTATCAAGTTTAGTTCTGCTGCAGTGGCAGTTACAGCAGTTCCGTTTATTGCTAGTTTATCTGTGACAACGTTAAACGTACCATTGTCCTCTACCCTAGCTACCTCTGTACCATCTCGTTGTTGAAAGATTATATCTTTAGCATCCACGATAGGTTTAATAATTACATCACTAGATGAGTTAGTGACACTAAGTATCTCTGTACCTGCAGCAGCAAACTTTACATCACCACCACCTGCGTCTAGTATTATATCACCAGCTACATCAACTGTCAAGTCTCCAGAGCTAAGATCAATCTCTGTGCCATCAATTGTTATGTTGTCAACAACTACACCACCGTTGGCTGTAATTTTTGTTGTTGTCAAGTTACCTGTGCTTGGATTGTAGGTTAGATCCCCATCCATCTCCAAGCCGACATTGCCTGTGCTAGATGTAGCGTTTTCTACAAATGTAATTAAGTTATCTTCATTTGTATTTTCATTATCTGTGACAAGAACGTGTGCGGCGTTTGTTGCATCAGTAACAGTAACACCTGCTATAACTGTATTAAGAGCAGTTCCATCTACTGTAATTGCATCTGCCTCAAGTGTGCCGTCTACATCTACGTTACCAGATATATCTAAAGAAGCTGCTATAAGTTGATCAACCTGTAAGTCCTCGTGATTAGAACCCAGCTTTAACTCAAACTTTGGACCTGTAGTATTGTAAGTAAACGTAGCATCATCACCACTACCGCCCTCTATTGTAATACCTGCACCATTAACTACAGCAGATGTACTGTTACCACTATCAAGAACAATGTTATGATCGTTAAGATTTACAGTGGTAGAGTTTACTGTTACAGTTGTACCCGATACAGTTAAGTCACCTGTAACTGTAAGGTTGTCTGCTACTGTTACCTCTGAGGTGCTGTGACCTAATGTGATAGCTGTACCAGATATACCAGTACCAATAGATACAGACTCACTGCTGTTAGCCGTATCAATTATAAGATAAGCATCTGATCCTTGTTTGATTGTAAATGCAGTGGCTGAGTTATCAGTAACAGCAACGTTAATATCTGTATCATCGGCACTAATAGAGTCTAGTGCAATGTCACCAACGTTAGTTATATTGTTATCACCAAAGCTAGTATTGTCACCAAACGTTTTATTTGTTAGTGTATCTGTGGTGGTCTTACCTACTAATGTATCTGTAGTGGCAGGTAATGTTAGTGTTATGTTTCCACTAAATGCTGAGTGAGCAGGAGCTTGTAGTTGAGCATAGTGTGCGTTAGAAGATTCACAATAAAATCTAACATATGATTGTGCTCCAGAGTTTTTAATAGAGATAGCACCTGACTGCATATCAATACCGTTAGAACCATCTATTCTAACAACACCTGAACCATTTGGTGTTAGTGCAATATTACCATTAGATGTAGAAACAATACCGTTACCATTTACATCTAGATCACCGCCTAGCTGTGGTGTAGTATCCTCTACTACGTTACCTATGGCAGCGCCAGACACAGCAAGACCTGATACTATGGTGCTACGTGTAATCTTTTTAAGACCACCGCCAGATGTATCTACAGCAAGAAACACGTCATCGTTAGCTACCGTACTAATCTCAGATAAATCACCTACAGCAGTAGGATTAAAGTTTGTACCGTCTGCTATGAGAAGATGTCCTGAAGTGTTCGTGCCCATTACAAGGTCATCACCACTAATAGTAAGATCTCCACCTACAACTACATCACCGTTAAACGTAGCCTTACCTGCAAGAGCCATATCAATGTCAAGAGCAGTAATAGCACTAGAACTATCTGTGCCTTTAATAGTAAAGTTTTTGTCTGCTGTGCTTACTGTAAATACTGCGTCACCTGAATCGTGTTTAAACTCAAGTATTGATGTACCAGAAGATTTAAAAAATACTTCATTGCCAGCAGCATCTAGTATGATGTCACCGCCTGAGTCTAATGTGATATCAGTTCCATCGTTAGTAATAGTGTCAAGAGCAATACTACCTACGTTTGTAATATCGGCATCTCCAAAAGATGTAGCTCCAAGTGTAGTAGAACCACCAACGGTCAAGTTAGCACTAATGTCTACTCCACTACTAGCATTGATGTCAACAGTAGGTGCAGTTATCTCAAGTTCAGTATCAGCATTGATATCTAATTGACCGTCTGTGCTGGAGTGGATAGTAAGTGCAGTATCTCTAAACTGTACTTTCTGTGCAGCGTTCATTAAAATATTTTGACTTGCATCTACAGTAAAAGATGTAGTGCCACCTGTCGCAACTGTAATTACGTCAGATCCGCTAAACGTAATACTTGTATTAGTATCTGCATCTCCAGAGATACTGTCTAGTTGTATGTTACCTGCGTTGGTAAAGTTGGAGTCGCTAAGATCAAACGTGCCTGTTACATCTAAGTTACCATCTACAGTTAAGTTACCCTCTGCAGTGATGTTAGCACCGCTAAATGTTAATGCTGCTGTTGGTGTTGATCCAGACTTTATTACAAGCTCACCACTGCTGTTAGTCAAACTACCAAACGTAGTTCCGTCATCTTTTAGTACAACGTCTGCTCCACCTGCATCTAAAGTTATGTCTCCACTTGCGTCCACAGTAAATGCAGCACTGGCAACTTGAACCAAAGTATCAGCAACAAGATCAAGCTGACCATCAGTACTAGAGTTAATAGAAATAGCAGTATCACGAAACTGTATTTTTTCTGCCGAAGCAATAAGTATATCATCAGAAAACTCAAAGTAATCCTCGTCTTCCATCCATTTTAACACACCATCATTTGACTCACCATCAAAAGTTAAGGTAATATCTGTTCCTGCTGTACCTAAACCTATAGTGATACCGTGACCTGCAAGTGTAGTTATAGGTCCACCTTCTCCAGTTGTACCATCGTGTGTGTGTCCTGTACTAGCAGCAAATGCGGCAAGAAGTTGATCAAACTCGTCATTCGTGTCTGATGCTTGGATTATGTCACCCTCTGTGTACGTGGACTGTCTTGTATATGTAGCACCCATTAGCGTCTAGCTCCTACTTGATATTCTAATTGAAATCCTTTTAGTGAGTATGGTGGTGATTCACCATTATCATCTACTTTTAATGCAACAGTAAAACCTGAACCCTCTACAGGTTGTCTTACTAAAGGTTGTGATCCACCTCCATAAACAAACTGTGTGGCTGAAGAGGACGTGCTATAAACAGCAGTTCCGTACTGTGCTCCTACCGTGGAGGTAGTTAAACTATAAGCTGCAGGTCTTGACGCACCCACACTATCGTTATCATATCGTAAAAATAAATCTGCACTGATGTTGGCTTCAGGCTTGTAGTTAAGAATAACTCTGTGCATAGTTTTTCTTACACCTACGTCTCCAAAGTTTAAGTCTGGGCTTCTATATCTACCTAATATAGCTGTGCCATCAAAACTATTTCCTTTTTCCTGTCGTTGTACAAATCCATCAAAAGTTCCGTGGATAACAACAACATCACCTGCCTCTACTAAAGTATCTGAGCATGATGGTTTAATACCTAATGACTGAGCAAACTCAAAACCATCACCCTTCATAACACATATTACTCCTTTTGTTCTTTTTTGTGCAATAGTGTCTTTAGTAAAAAATATTCTATATTGTGTTTTATCTGGTATAACAACACTATCAAAAAGACTAGAATCTGTTATATTCTCGTCAAACAAAGATTGCACGTTTTTAGATATCGTGCCTAGCTCAACGTCACCAATCCTAGCAGTACCAGCAACAGTTCGTAAACCATCAGGTCCAAGAAAGATTAGATCACCTGCAAACTCTTGTATAGTGTTGCCGTTTACACAACCAATATTTCTAGTTACAGGCTCTACAGCAAAACTTGCCAAAGCTGAACCTGTTAGTTTAAATATTCTATTTTCGCAGAATATAAATAAGTTATCACGAAAAACTTTTAGTCCTACTATAGTATCGTCTACGTTGATACTACCAGCACCATCTCCTGAGTTAAAACCGTCTTCATCAAAAGGTTCACTAAATACTAACGTCTGTGGTGTAGTAGACTTACCTGCGTAAAACATGTGATTTCTAAATGCAGCCACAAACTTTGATCCTGATACTGTGCTTTCACTAACATCTGTTGCACTCATAGACGAGTTAAATACTACAGGAGCATTAGCACCATCAACACAAATAAATTTATCGTTGCCATCAAAGTTAAATCTTTCAAAGTCGTACTTGTCTGCGCTGGTTCTACCTGTATCTCTTTCTGTCCAGTTCTCTGATACTGCATCATCTATTGCGTGATTTGCTGCAGTTGTACTTGATGTAGATCTAGTAACACCAGTAAAGGTTGTACTAGTTATACCTGTGTAAGTAAACTCTTCACTGTTTATTAATAATGTTCCGCTAGATCCAAAACCTGCAGTAGAGTCTACGTTTAACGTACCAGATCCAGACATGGTAGTTGTTGAAGTTACTTTTTGTGTTAGCTCAGTAGAGCCAGCACTAAATATTTTTTCACCTCTAGCTGCAACAACTCTGTTAGCAAATCTAGCTGTCATTAAAATTTTTTCTGTGGAGCTAGATGTTTGAGGAACTATCTGATTAACATACTTACGAAAACCGTTTATACGTCTGTAGCCACCCTCAACGTCAGGCTCAAAGTTTTCTAAAACTAAAGCCTCACCTGGTTGCATAAGAAAGGTGGACCTGTTTAAAACTAGCCCACCCTCGCAGTTATAAGCTGCTGGTTGTAGTGTTGACGTATCTGGCATTTTAAGATACTCTCAACACAGGATTATAAGCTGATGTCTCTCCACCCATCATAGTTGATCTTATATAATCAAATTTATTTATTACAAGTGTTTGCATGTGTTTTATGCCTGCTTCAAATCTTTCAAAGTTTACCTGATACTGTTGTATTTCGCCACGATATTGATAAACAAAAGCAACTGCACCATCCACTATCACAGATGCAAACCTATCAGGTATTGTCGTTGTATCTCCGTGTGCAGACAACTCAGTTGGAAACGTGTAAAAGTCAAACACTAGTGTATATTGTTTATCAGGAAAAGGATATAGCAAATAGTTATTGTCTGGAGTACGTACTATAAATCTAGGTATTGTGCCTTTTGTAAACTGTGTTACTGTAGTTCCGTTAGATATTGCTGCTGCTGTAGTGCTGTTAGCTCCTCTTGTACATCCTGTAAAATCGTTGCCTGATATACCTGTATAAGTTATTTGTTCTCCACCTATAAACAAAGTGCCTGTGGAATCAAAACCTGTAGTAGATGCAACAGTTATCGTTGTCACTGCTGCTGATAATCCAGAACTTGCATTCACTGTCGTAGAGGAGATATCGTCCTCTTGTGTAGCGTAATCTCTTGATATGTATTCGTTATAGTTTAATCTTGTAAGACTATTACCTGAAGAGTTAAGGTCATCGTCTTTTTTTATTCTTGCTGTGTTGTAATCAATGTACTTAGTGCTAGCAGGAACATCATACTTTACAACACCTGGTGTAAGTGTAGAAGAGTTTTGAGAGTGGTTAAACGGATAAGAAAACTCTCTTTGATTGATGTAGCGAATGGATTCGTTAACAGCATTTTGACACTGTGTTTGTACGCCTCTTGGACTTGAAAAGTTAGAAGATGTGAGTTCTACCTCATTCATTCTAACAAGAGTTTTATTTGTCAGTGTGAGAAATGTCTCTGCCATAAGTACATCCTAATATGTAGTTAGGGGGCCAGTTGCCCAGCCCCCAAAGTATTATGCTAGTAGATCACGATCTACTTCATTAGCAGATGAAGACTGTGATACGTCATCCATCATTACACAGACAGCATATACACGTATAATACCACCAGTGATAGTTCCACTTGACGCATGAATCTCTACATCAATAGTGTCTGCTGATGCAGTAAACACTGGTAAGTTAGAACATACACCTGAAGATGTAATAGCAGGAGTGTGATCTCCTACTGATGCACCGTCTAGGTCAAATGATGCAGCAAAAATATCTACATCTGTTCCTGTGATACCTACGTGAAGCGCAGAATCTGTGGTAGTACCTGCCATTGCAGTTACAACTTCAAAACCTGCATGCAGGATCAAAGTGTTTGCAGGAACAGCAATAGCCTCAATGATATCATTGGCTGCTAATGCAGTACCATCGTTTTGTAATATAGCATCTGCAAGATCTATATCGTTTTGCAGAGTAACTAAG